ATGCAGAATCTTTTGCCCACGAAAAAGCCCCACATGCGGGGGCTTATTTCTTTGTCTGGGATGGAAGGCGACTATGCAGCCTTCCTTGGGCATGGGCAGCGGATTTAAGAGTTTTAATCTTGATGGTAGGAATGTAATTTTACCTTTAGGTTGCATGAATAAATCCAAAGCTTCACGCCGATCTATTCCATATAAATCTAAAGCAGCTTCATGGGCAAAATGTACACAGTTGTACTGCTCTTCATCGTATTGCTTATCAAGTAAATGATCATGACTTTTCATACAGCTCCCTTCAGACCACTAAAGCGATCCAATGCAAAAATATCTCCAGTCTTCGCAGTATTTAATCGCGGCGATTCAGCCTTGAATGTCACAGCTTTATGGTTCATGGCAACACTGGAGAGTTGCAGTCCAAGTAAATAAAACATTGGAGAGTTCAGATTGTCTGAACTGTAAATACGGTAATTTACGGTTGGCTTTACATCTGGATATTGCCCTTCGATTACCCGTTCAAACTCATCAGGCATCACATCACCTAGACCAGAGATAGAAACGGTTAATGTCTGGTCCAGATCACCCAGCATTCCGGATCTTTGAATAGATGCTGGCAAAAATTCATAATAGACCTGACCGGATCCCTCCTTATGTTGAACATAAACACCTCGGTCATCATTACGGACTATTCGGTATGTATTCATAAAAGAAGGATGAGAAAGCTCAATACACTCCAATTGATAGACATCAACTTTTCGATTGAAAAAGAATTTGGCATATTCGTTATCCATTAGACCTCCCAATCTTTAATTAATGCTATATCTGCAGCAAGGTTAGGTTGGTTTTGAACAACTTCGAGCTGTGCATTTACCCGGTAAAGGTTGCCATTCACTTCATTGGTCTTGAACGAGTTGGGAATGAAATTGCATAGATATTGCTGACGTGCTCCCTGATCAATCACCAGATCCGCATAGAATGAGGCTGGCTTATTCTGGTAGATCCGCCAGAAAGCCATCATTCTATTGAAATCGGTTTTACTTAAATTCCAGTTCACATCAACAATGTGGCTGTTACGTTTTACATCGATGTAATAGCGACCACGACCGCCATCCATCTGCTGACGTTTCACATCATCACCTGGTGTTACGCCATAGCCGCTGGTCTGAGGATTTAGCTTTAACTTGTACATAACTTTCCTTCAGGTAATAAAAAACCACCCCGAAAGGTGGTTTTATTGATTAACGATTCCGTCTTGCTGTCGTATTCTCAGTCAAAGACCGACTAATGGTTGAGTTTGGATTTGCGATTTGATCACTTACAAGCTTAGGTACCGTTCTTGGAAGCTGCTTATCCAATTCATCTTTAACAATGATCCGGACAGTTTGCTCATCCAGTTGTTCGGCTTCAACTGTCGCACCACTCACCTGATTAATCACTTCAATTTTAAAATTGATTGTCGGTGAAGCAGGCTCAATTGAAGGCATAATTTCAGCTTGAGGGCGTGAAGTACGTCCTAAAGTAAAATCCTGAACATCATCCAGATTTGAACGATCCTGAACTAAACCATTAGATGAGAAGTAGACCTTGCCATCATGGAATAAGTCGGAATTTGCCGAAGACGCTAACTTAGGTGTGTCTCTATTACCTTTATAGATAATCTGAGTATCTTGAACCGGTTGATTAAAGATGTCAGCTTGCTTTTGGCTTTCTATAAAGGCACTAGAGCTCATCATTGCACGGCGCATGACACTATCAGCTGAGGCATTGTTATTGAGAAAAGCTTCAGGGTTTGCACTCTTACGCATTTTCTCGACTAAGCCAACACCGCCCCATCTTTTAATGTCTTCTTGGGACCATACAATCTCGCCTTTGTGCACAGCTCCAGCAACTTCATATTTCCCACCTCGACCAGTGTAACCACCATCAGCAAAGCCTTGATCTTTGATTGCACGGATGTTTGCAATAATGCTAGCGCCTTGAGCAACCGCCCCAGCAATCAACGGTAAATTAAGAGGAAAACCTACTTTTGAAGCTGCTGCAATATTTTGCTGAATGGCAATACCTGCAGCTGCAATCGCATATGCTTTATCTGCAGCGAACATAATCTTATATGCTTTCGATTGCTCACCAAACATTGAACCAAACATCGATGTGAGTGAACCCATCATGTTCCCACCAAAAGCAATTATGGTATTCAGACGATCTTGTTGATACTTATCTTCAATATCCTGAGCATTCTGAGCATATTCGGCAGCAATCTGATTACGTTGATCTTGAGCAGCTTGAATGATAGCTGTTTTCCGGTTTTCGAAATCCTGTTGCTTAATGAGCCCTGCTTCCATTTGAGCATCAAGACCATCTAAAGAGTTTTGCTCATTCAGATCAGTAGCAGCAAACTGACTATCTGCTAAATCATTTGCAGCATTTAAGCGGCTAAATCGTTCCTGATCTTGTCTGAAAAACTCGCCGGTACCATTCATATCCGCTTGGATACCACCCCAGTTTTGAACAGCATTATTCACTTTATCGCGTGTCTCTTTATCCTGACTGGCTTTAGATAATGCGATTAGCTTTTGTCGCTCTTCTATAGAAAGCTTGGTATTCTTAAGAATTTCCTCCCGTTCGAGTCTGTAACGTTCCTGCATGGCTTGCGTTTCCGAAAGCAATGATAAACGAGCTTGAAACAACCGCTGTTCCTGAGCTAGTTTTAATAACCCTAACTCTTGCTGTTTTTGCTGTTCCAGCAATTCAACGGCTTGCTTCTGCTCAGACTTACTTAATTCAATGTCATGAGCTGCATTGAACTTTTTACGGTTAAAGCTCTCTTCAAGTAACTGTTTTTCAGTTTTCTGGAATTCCTTGTAGTCTTCCAATTTCGTTCTAAGGGCTTGTTTGGCTATAGCAATATCATTATCGGCACGACGATTTATTTCCGCCTTTATTTCTGCAGTACGTTCCGGGCTAAAGTTTGCTTTATCAACATCCTCCAATCTTGCATTTCTATTATTATTAATCCGTCCGACTTCACTAGCCACCTCATTTTCAAGTGACCGTTGCAGATCCTGTTGACGTTCAAGTTGAGATTGAATATCACCAGCTGCTCTATCACTGCCCTTACTCGCACCACCTTTCACCTTGCTCTGCATCTTTGGCGATTGATGAAGCAACTTAAGAGACACTCCATCCTCAAAGATCACTTCACTGACATAACCACCACCCTTGCTGTCATACCATGTCTTGATATCTTTCACGGCGACATTGGTCGTGATCGGTGTGCCTTCAGGCATTGAAAAATCAATACCCTTATGAAATGAAGAAGCCCCTTTGGTAGGGGCTTTTCGTGGACCATAATTTGAACTGATCTTGTAAGATGACAATGGTTTGCCACCTGCTTGTAATCGGGCTAGATGTTCATTCGATACTTTCTGGCCAGACATTGAGCCACCATACCGAACATCAAGATGAGGACCCGTACCAATCCCTGATTTACCCGATACACCTACAAGACGTTTAGATAGTTTTTGCTGTTTAGATAGCTCGTTCGTAGTTTCCTTTAATGCTTTATTCTTGGCATCGATTACCTTTTTGTTTTCCTCATCAATAGCTAAAGCTTTTAAGCCTCTCTGATACAACTCATTCGTGATATCAACCCCTTCTTTTCGCGCCCAATTTGCAGTTTCTACCATTTGTTTTACTTGGTCAGGAGAATACCCTTTAGCAAGTAATCCTTTAGTAAGATATGCATCAAACTCACGATCGAAAAGAGAATCAGCATACTTCTTTTGTGCATTTTTAGCTGCTAATGCGGCCTTTTCATTCTCAGTTAAGGACTTAGTGTTTTTATCAACGCCAACAATGGCATTTTCAGCCTTATTACCTGCAAGCGTTACTTCTATACCAAATAAGTTATACGTTTGCTTGGTCTTGGCTGCAGTTTCTGCCGCTTCATCATAGGCATTCACTTGTTTGAGCAGTGCATCCATTAAATCAGAAGGAATCTTCTGATTCTTTAATTGCTCAATTGCTTCAGTATAGGAAATGGTACCAAGACGTGCTTTATTCGAAATTTCAGCTACTTTAGCATTACCTACAGCATAGTTCTGGATATTGATTAATGCTGAACCGACTGCTAATTCTTGTTTTTCCAAAGCTTTGTTTTGATCATTTATTGTCGCTGCTAAATCACCTAATTTTTCCTTACGTTGTTCATCATTTAGAGCCTTGATTTCTTCCTTAGTTAATTTTGCCGCTTCAGCCTGCTCTTTTAACTTTGCTGTTGCTTCTGCAGATTTACTTGAGAAATACATATAAGTAGCAGCCAAAGCTGTTACTCCTAATGTGATTGCTCCGATTGGGCCACCAATTAAGCCCCACGCTCCACTAACTAAACTTGCCATTGAAGCACTTTTACCCTGAGCTGCTGTGACCGCTTTGGTTGCTTTCTCTACATTATTGGCTGCAAGTACATATCTGGCGCTAGCAGCACTTGCTCCAAATTTAGCTTGTGTTTCGGCATTTGTTGCTCTTACATTCGCTAAATGTGCCTCAGCTTCAGCCAAGGCAGCTTTTGCACTTTCTATCGATTTTTGCTTTTGCAATTGGGTAGCTGCATTGTTAGCAACTAATGATCCTAATTTGGTATTTAAAGCTGACACTTGTGTTGCAATCGCTTTAGTGAGCAATGCTGTACCACCCAAGATCGCAACATAAGAAATTGATTCTAAATTTTCAGCTAAAACCTGAATTGAACCTGATAATGCTTGAGCTGCGCCGCTTCCTTGTCCAGCTTCGCCTACAAACTTAGTAATTTCATTATTAAGTAGAGTTAATGATTGTCCAATTGTAATATCAGTTTTAGCAAATAATGCATCTACATCATTTTGAACATTTTTAAGCGCTTTAACGATTTCTTGTGAAGTAATTTTCCCTTCAGCGGCTACAGATCGTAACTCACCTACAGTAATACCCATACCCTGAGCAATTGCTTTAGCTAATGCTGGGGTTTGCTCCATTACAGAATTAAGTTCTTCTCCACGCAACGTTCCACTTGCCAAGGCCTGCCCGAACTGAACTAAAGCAGCATCAGCAGCTTCTGCACTTGCACCACTAATTGCTACGGCTTTAGAAACTGTTTCAGTTAAACGTGCTGTGTCATCCATTGTGAGGTTTAAAGTTTTGGCATTATCACTAAAACGCTGGTAGACCTGTAGAACAGAATCCCATGCTGAATAGGTTTTTTGAGCAATTCGGAAAGTGTCTTCCGTTGCTTTATTTAGTTCAACTTGATTATTAGTGACCAACTTAAGACGGTTTTGGAGTCCTGTATAAGTGTCCATCTTAGAAATGGCAGCACTTACTGTTACTAGCCCAGCCATATACCCAGCTAGTGCTCGAGTAGCTACAGATAAGCCATCCATAGACTTAGAAGCATAATCACCTTTACGCTCAATGCTATCCAGTTCATTGCCTAGATTCCGCGCATTACGCTCTGCATTTTTAGCATCAATTACAATGACGAGACGTGATTCTTGTGCCATTTTTTACTTTCCTCTAGGCAATAAATACTCGCGAAAACGAGCTATAAAAATTGGACAAAAAAACCGACCTCATTTAGGGTCGGTTTATGCTTTAATTGCTGCGATGATTTCTGGTAATTTCCAGATTAGAATTGGTATAGAAAACAATATTAAAAAGGCTAGTATTGTTTGCCACAACCCATATTTTTCAATAGACACTTTCATAAGCTCCACTATTGGTTTAAAATGCTCCATATAGAATTATTTTTCCTCTTGCTTTCGTCGGTTGGTGGAAATGCAAAAACCCCAGTAGTTAGCGCTACTGGGGTTTTGTTTTGGGTATTAAAAAAGCACCCTAGGGTGCTTTTTTACTTCCAAGAAAATTATAATTTTGAAGCATCTGCACTTGCTTTACTATTAGGGTAATAACTCACACTAACCTGAGCAAATGAAATACTTGCAATTGCAATTCGGCTTAACTCAATAGTAGTGCTATTAGTTTTCCAAGTTACAGTCTTTTCATCACTAAACTGAGGTTTTCCATATTTTTGACTAAGCAACTTATTTAATGAGGCAAATTGCAGATTAATAATCCCAGCACTCTCTTTTTCATTGCTAGTAATTATTGTCTCTATTAGATGATCTGAATTATCAAAAATAAAATTAACCGTATATTTACTTTTATCAATTTCTAGATCTTCTATCTGCACCTTACTTAAACCAGAGTCATATTTCTTTGGTTTAATAATTTGCGCCTTGCCTTTTTCAGCCTTGACCACCTGCTCGGGATTCATTCCCCACTGAGTATTGCTGTAACCAAGCCCCTTAGCTAAAGCTATTACAGGAAATAAAACCAATGCCAATAATAAAATAAGTTTTTTCATATTAATCACTACAATGTAATACTTAATAAAATAAGAGCACTCATGCCATGAGTGCTCATGTTAATTACCAGTCCGCATTAGCTTTTTGCTGTGTTTTGATTTTTTCAGCCATTTCATCAGATGATTTATTTAATTCATCCATAATTATTTTAGCTGATGGATAATTTTCGGTAATAGTACGATTGGTTTCACTATAGCGAACTCCGCTAATTACCTGTGCTGGTTTATAGTGAGTAAGATTATCGTAACTTACTTTCATTTTCCCATCTTTTGTATCTACGCGCACTGTGAAATCTACTCGATCACCAGCAGTAACAGTCATACAATCAGCAAACCCAGAACAACGGTATGGCATATTACCTTTGCCAATAATTGAACCCGTAGTCTTATCCTCATACTGAATTACTGCATTTGCCGAGCGAAAAGCTGTAGCAAACCATTGACGTGCGCCATCATAAATTTGCCCTTGCTTTAATCCATCTATTTGATAAACCTTTTCAAATTTTACAGGTTCTGATGGTTGCTGAGGTGTGGTAGCACACCCAACTAATCCCAAACTCAATAATCCAGTAGCCAATAATTTTTTCATAATGTAATCCATTTGTTATTAATCTCACACAATTTAACAAATGGATAAAATAATGTCATCATGAAATTAAAAAGGCAGTTTGACCACTAGTCCGTGTGGTCAAGCCAGAATACATCCTCAAAATTTTCACACACACCTGCTTTTTTGAGTTCTTTATATATAAGTAAGGCTGTATCAACCTTGACAGAATGTCCTTGCTCAGCTCTTGTCACATAGTTTGATAAAACTCTGCTGCCACTAACAAAACCACATCGCTTTGATAGTTCATAAACCGTTAATCCTGCTTTTTCACGCAAACAGGCAACATTATTCTTTACTTCCATTGCTGCACCACAAGTTAAATTTTAAAATATTGTAGCACAATAAAAGATAATTACTATTTTTTGTGTTAGCACAACAAAAAGAATTGACACAATAAAAGATATTAAATAAGATGACTTCATCAAGGCTAAAAGCCATGAAAAAGAAAACCCCTTGCAGACGTCGAAATCAGGCAAGGGGTTTACGTCTAAACCAATGGAGATTTAAGACATGTCTAATATAGCACAAATCAACGATACCAAAATATCAATTGTTAACTTCAAATCTGTTCCAGTTGTTACTACAGCAATGCTTGCTGATTTCTATGGAACCGATACAGACAACATCAAACAAAACTATTCTCGAAATAAAGAGCGGTTTGTAGAAGGTAAACACTTCTTCAAAATTATTGGTGAAGAATTGAAAAAATTTGTAGGTGACTTAAAGTCACTTGCAAATTTCCCTGCAATTTCAAATAAAACTCGATCCCTTATCTTATGGACAGAACGAGGGGCTGCTCGTCACGCCAAAATGTTGGATACAGACCAAGCATGGGAAGTTTTTGAGCAACTTGAGGATTGCTATTTTGTCCGTAAAGAGATTTTAGCTAAAACCCACAAATCAGAACGTGAACCCCTAACCAATGCTGTAAATCTTCTTGTAGCTAAAACTAAGCATTTGAATTACAGCGATGCTTATAAATTAGTTCATCAGCGTTTCAATGTTCAGCATATTGATGAAATTCCATACGATGTAATACCTGTGGCTGTGGAGTATGTTCACCACTTAATTGCTATGTACAGCAAGGCTGAAAAACAAGGTTCTTTGTTTGATGAAGATCAATTTAAACTCCTTAAGAACCTTATTGATGCAATTATTACCCAAAACTTTGCGACTAGTCAGATCTATCGTGCAATACACATGCTTAACAATGAGCAAGGACACTACTTAGCAGAATATGCTTTTAAAACCAATATTGCAGTTCTAAAACTTACTCGGGCAATGGATTTAAGAGGACCTCTTAATAGAAAAATCATTAGTGATGATTTAAAAACCATAAGCTACACAACAGGTAATCAACATTATAGCGACCGTTGGTTTCATCCATTGATGGAAGCGGGAATGCTAGCGGGTGCTTTGCGAATTTCAGGTGGTTGGTAGTCTTTTAAGAAAAAGCCCTCCGGGGCTTTTCTCTACATAAAAACACCCTCATATTTGAGGGTAATTTAACAATTGGTTAATAAAGGCGCAATAAAAAACCACCATTACTAGTGGCTGTTATTTTTTACTAGACTTCTTATGCGCCTCATCCAAGAACATATCGTCGAGTGTAAAGATACAGTCATTAAAGATATGAGCAGCTACTGGTAAATCATTATGCTCTGCATAGACATTGATTGCCTGCTGATCTAATGATAACGGGATGCTCTGCTCGTACCGTCTGGATCTGCATATAGTGCTAAATGCCGAAAGAATGGAATCAGCCACATAAGAATATTCTGGCGGATCAGGAATACGACCACCTAAGAACTTGATTTGTTCGATTTCGTGCGGCGTTTTTGACGCATAGGTCTTTTGGTACTTATAGAGCTCGATGACTTTCCCAGAATTAAAGCCTTGTCCTTGTCGGCTTCTTCCTGAATCTTCTGGGCCTGTTCTTTAATGAATAGCCAGATTGAAATACCAATATCACCAAGATTAAGAAGCTTTGAGGCATTCTCAGGTGTATAAGGTTTTTCGGACTCGACCGTTTTACCGTCTACGATCTCTGCAAATACTACGCCCTTCCAGTCTTCGATTAAGTGGGCTGCGCATGCATCCATTAAAAGTTCATGGTAAAGCTTGGCATTTTCATCTTTGACCATCACATCATAGCCTTTAGACGAGATCTGGTTTCCTGCTCGTTCAATCGCTACCTGAAAAGGTTTATAGGCAATACCACGGACTTTGAACTCTGCCTGTACTTCGCCATCAGCCCCCTTGTATTCACACCATTTTGATACGTCCGAGCTTTTAATAATTCCGACTTTTAAAGCCATAACAACCTCTAATTTTTAGAAATAAAAAAGCCCATGGGATTCCATAGGCTTTGTTACTGAATAAGCTGATTACACAAGAGCACGTACAATCGTTGGCGCTGTACGAACTTGGGCAAAGTTGATGTCTACTGTAATGATGTCATCACCCCCACCATCCGGGTGATTAGCTTCCATCACTTCTAATTGAGGGAAGTTAAACGAGTATTTACTGCCTTTGCTGTCTCTAATATCAAAGGTCAGTGTAAATACATCACGGGTTTTAATGGCATCAATCCAACCTGCTGAAGTTGACGAGAACATGAAAGAAGCATTCGCTTCAATATCCATCATCTTTTCAATGTAGAACTCTGGTGTGTACTTGCCTGAGCCGATACAACGGATTGCTTCAAGGTTATTGTTAATAGAAATGGTCAAAGACTGTAGACATGCTTTGCCTTGAATTGACTGGCCGTTTACAAGCAAGTTTTCCACGTTCGGCATACTGACAAGCGGACGAGTCGAAGCTGCAACCGGATTCACTACAGGGTTCGTTTGCTGACGAGTAAACGAGCTACCTACTAAACCAAAGTTACCAGTGATCTTCCCGGTTGTTTGAATGGTAATTTCACCAGAATTGACCTGCACACCACGGTAGATAAACACCTGCCCAATATCTTCAAAAACTTTAACCAGCGTTAAAGACTTACGTACATTACCGCCAATGGTTAAGCTATTCGTTGCCCAGTTATTAAATGCTAAAGCACTTAAGAATAAATCAAAGGTACCAAGTGACAATTCAAACTCTAACTGACCAGCAACTTCCGCTTCAGTAACTACACCGCCTTGACGGAAACGTGAGTCTACTACTTCGCTGCTTTCTTCAGTAGAGACATTTTCAGATAGGCCATCCGTTATACGGCGAACCGTGTACCAAATTGGGTTTGCTGGAGTCGTCCCTAATACTGCTTCCTCACAAGCATATAATCGAATTTTTGCGCCTGAACTCATTTATAGTTCTCCAAAATTTAGGCATAAAAAAACCCGCTTTATCTGCGGGCAGTTATAAAAAATGGGCGTAAAAAAACCCGCTAAAATAGCGAGTTGTTAAAGTGTTTCGTCTGTGTCTGAGATTTCTGGCGGTTCTACCCCAACCATTGCAGCAGCTACAGCCTCGGATAAGTTTGTAGGTTGGAAATCAAAAGGTGTTTCAGTTGTAGGTGGCTCAGGCTCTGGTTCAGGTTCTTCATGCAAGCGAATATCAATCCAGCGACCTTCTGGAATATCTATAGGTAATTCCAAGTCTGCAACTACAGCAGCAAGTTCAAAATCAAACTTACGTTTGTAAGTCTTGATGGATAGATCACCATTTTCTAAGGTGTCATACACTACAGCGACAATTGTGTTGCCGTTTGCGTCTTTAGGTACTTCGATATACCAACCTTCTTGAGCAAAGCCTAAAGAGCCTTTAAGTAAATAGTCGCCTACATCGACTTTCTTAAATTCAATAGGCTGCTTTTCTGCATCACTATTTAGCTCAATATGATCCTTAAATAACTTCACAACTGGTGATGCTGACTTTAAGAATCCATTTGCATCGACTGAGGTATTAAAACTAGTTTTAAAATGCCCCCATGGTGACCAGACATCATTTCCTGCACCATATCGATAATAAAGAAGTCCTCCAACTACTGACTTAAACATTTGCCAAGAATAAGTTCCGTATGAGTTTGACCCCAAATATGACATTAATGATCCATATCGATTCGGCATATTTAAAGGGTTATTTACATTACCGCCCTGCCAATCACCATTCGAAATAAATGCAAACTTGTTATCGCCGAGCGCAGCAACCCATTGAGAGACTGATACCTTGTCAAATAATTCACTAGTTTTGCTACCCGAGAATCCTTGTGTACCATTATCACCCAACCCAAGAACTAAACGAGCACCTGCTGCAGAAGAAGCACCCGTTCCACCTTGTGCAATAGAAAGCACTGTAGTTAAGCCTTTGAGTTCAGTAATGTCAGTATTTACACCTTTTTCAGCAGCACCAAGATTATTTCGAGCTTCTGCTGCAGTGGTTGCCCCTGTACCACCTTGAGAGATTGCCGCTGTTCCTTGGACTTGCGAAAAGTTGGGTGCTAGATTGGGAATGCCCGACGCGAATGGCAGCATAAATTGCCGCTTGCCCTGAGCTGAGTTATAAGGGAATGGCCGATGATCCCAACTAAATTTAAAAACAAGATTTGCCATTATGCTGTTACTCCGTCAATCACTTGGAAAGTCAAAGTTTCGGTGTGTTGAGTGTTGCCGCTTACTACCGCTTTAATATCCATTTGGCACAAACCAACGGGCCAAGCAGCTGTGCTTGCTCCAGATTTCACATTAAGCCAACCCTTTTGTGTGCTCTGGCTTAAAGCTGCACAAGTCAAAGTTGCAACCACTGTTCCATCCACCAACGATTTAACTTGCGATGTAAACGTGTAGCCTGTTAGATCGATGGCACGGCGAACATCATCAGGTGGATACTGCAGGGTTTCATCCATATCAACCAGCTGCAAGTTCAAGTTGAATGTGTCACCACGCTTAAAAACAAAATTGCTCATAAGTGATTCCTATAGACATAAAAAAACCACCGATGAGGTGGTAGTGAAAGATTGGTTTGTTATGTGCTTTAGTTAACTAAAAAACTTATTGATACATTGTATTGAATGAAGTCAGCATCTTTACCCGCATAAATAGATTGGCCATTCAAACATTCTAAGTGTTCGATTGTGAAATATTCAAAATGAGCAAGTAATGCATCACTCAATTTTGTGATTTCAATTATTCCTGAATTGGGACGTGCAAAGCATTGAATCATGATATTACCGGTACGGCGAGTACATGGCTTATCTGCAATGCCAGAAGTAAAACTGGGACCACCTGCAATCGTTAAGCGGCACCAAACACCATCTTTAGGTACATTAAAGCCTGGTAAATTTGGATACTGGATTCTGTCTTGCGTAATACCTGTAAAGCTTTGCATGCGATCAATAATAGCTTGCCTTGCCTGCTCTAAAGTCATTGCCATTTTAGCCACCGTACTTTTGAGAAATAAAATTAAACGTGAGGCCATAAATACCTTGCGGCGCTTGATCAGACCAACCGTTTTCTAAGCGCTCAGCATAAGGCTGGTTATTCTGTATGTAGACCAAATTGCCCAATTTAATCTTTACAGCTTGAATAGCAGCATCTTGAATTGGGTTAGTTTCAGGTCCACGTATGTCATAGTCACCAGATCCAACCGAAACAATATGTGAAGCACGGTATGCTCCAGTATCAACAGGACTTGAAACCACTAAAGACTGAACAGCATCCATTGTAATTTTCTTTACCTTTTCCTCTGCTGTTTTAGCCACATCAAAACTAAATTCAGTTGGCTTTTTCCCCTTCCATCCCATCATTCACCTCGCTTTCCTCATACATCTTAAAGAGATCCTGAGCGATCGCCTGAATTGAATAAGCTTCAAACTCAGAGCTCGGTTCTCGTTCACCCATGAGCTTTTTAATCTTTTGCCAGATATGAACAGCTTCATGTAAAAGCAATCCATAAACTTGAATTTGATCTTTCTCTGACGTATCCCCGATCTGGACAATCACATATGCACCATCAGAAAAAGTACTAACCTGTGCATCTGCTCCCATATCCAAAAATTGATCGGCTTTATCCATATCTTCAAATAACAAATCCATGTGTAGTTGATTTCGAGCAAGCGTGTACTGCACATGTTGGAATGGCGATATATACCATTCAGGAAAATAATCAGAATTAACCATGGTTTAACCTGTTAACTCGGTAAAGGCGTTTCAGTCGCTTCTCTACCATCAAATGAGTTATGAATAAAAATGCCATCCTCATATTTGGGATGGCATTTGCAATGAAATGTTGAATGGTGTTTTAAATCATTTTCAGGTATCACCTGAACGCTGTCATAAACTTCAAGTGCAGTCCAAGTCATTTTTGCTCCAATAAAAAACCCACCGAAGTGGGCTTTGAATTATTCAAAAAGTGGTATTTCGCCTCTAAATTGTGGAAACTCTAATAATGCTATTGCTCTAATTTCCTCTGCCAGAACGGAATCACCATCATTATGTTTTCCAATATTAAGATAATAATTTTTATGATTGTGTATATGATAAATAATCCATTCACCTGTTAGTTTTCCGTTTTCTATACGATCCAGATATTGCTTACTAGAGCTTAAGTAAGCCAACTTTGAAACTTTTTCATTTAAAGTTAAATTGGGATCATTATAAATATCTATAAAATCCTTATAAAAATTGGGGTTTGAATTGATCTGACTCTTAATATTTAAAGACATTGAACTTAACCCGATTTGTTCAAAGTGTTTATGCCACAAACCCTTCAATGGCATATATTTAAACAGAGTAGGTGGTTTCATTCTTTTGTAATTTATATCTGGATTTTCTAAGTTCCTCATTTCACTTAAGATCATATCTATATTAGCCCCCCTAAAGAATGCATAGAACATTTTTATTAGGAAAACTGAAGTAAATCTTGATTCGGTAATTTCTTCAAAATCACTATTCATAACTAAATGGAAAAATAAATGAACTTCATCCTGAAGATGGTCATTATTGGCTTTTATATTTTCATATATTTTTTCGACTCTACTCATAATATCCCCCTGCTCAGAGGGATATTAGATCAAGTATTTAAACCTTTCTCAACTGACATTTCCAAATAGTTGCAGCGGGATCCTGTTGAATGTGTTTGACACGAAAAGTACCTAAGGCTGTTAGCCATTCATCATCTATTTTCGGCACCATGGTTACTTCATTCTGCAGCACTGTAGCCTTTTTATCTGTGGCCAGCACTCCAAGTGTCTGAATCTCATATTGACTGTATGAGCCAAACAGAACGCCACGACCAGAATAGTTTTCTTTAACTTCAACATGAGTTTCAGTCTTAGGATCCCAATTTGTTTTTGATATCCGTTCACACGTAAAGGTATGAACGGCGTCCGCTAAATCATCATTAAATGCTTCAGCAATATCTTCCTGAATTTCGTCACGTAAACTCATTAGATTTTCCTGACAAAAAATACAGCTTTTCGTTTGCTGTAAGGCTTAATCAAATCAAGAATGAATTGCTCAATCGCACTAAGCTTTACTGATCCGTCCTGATATTCCTTTTCGGTCTCAACCGTATCTGCTTTGACTTTCTTACGTTTTAGTGCCTGTTCCTGCCCTTGATATAGATCACCTTTCATAATGCCCTTGATGATTTGATAGGAGGCTGTTTTTAAAGGTTCAGGTACTTGGGTAACGTCTTCATAAGGCTTTACGTTACGTGCTAACAGATATGCATCAGCCATTTGGAGGAATTGAGCCTTATCACTGACAGATAAAGCATCAAAGCCTTCAACATGTTCTATCGCTTCTTGTTCAGTGATAAAGCTCATGGTTTATTCCTTTGGAATTAATGCTAAAAGTTCTTCTTTTTTAGCGCCTGCTTCAAATGCAATGCCTTTTTCAGTCAAGACCGCACGCAACTCATCTACTTTGAGGCCTGCATAGTTAATTGGTTGCGGTTGAGTATCACTGGGCTTTTGGCCATCTTCAGGAGTTTGACCACCTTCACCTACTTCCAGTTCAGCAATACGTGCTTTCATTGCCTCAGGATCATTTTGAAAGGCAATAAATTCACCTTTTACAGTTGCCAGTTGTTCTTCGAGCTCAGCAATTTTTGTTTCTGTCATTTGTTGTCTTTCCCGTGCACGGTTAAATGATGAAAGTCCCATTTATGGATCTCCAAATAGTTAAGGCGGTATTACCCGCCTTTTTGTTATTTGATCTTGTGCTTGAATGCCACAATACGGATCTGTTTAGGATCGTAGACACGTTCCCAGTTTGCAGCTGTTGCTAGACCAGCGTTATTAGGAGCAATACCTGTATCGCCTGCCCACTTAATGCCGCGAGGATGTAGCACAAAGTGACGGCGGTTAATAAGAATGTCAGTACCCGCTAAACTATCACGGTCAGTCTCTACACCAACCGGTGCTCCAATATCTTGGAAACCAATCGCACCTTGGCCAAACAAGAAAGAGGTAAAGACATCACCTTCAACCGGCATACCATCATCAACGATCACACGACGGTCCATAAAGGTTTTGTAGAGAACCACACCATCAGCATCTCGAACAGTTTCGATTAAGCCTTGCTTAGCTAAAGCCGCCATGGTTGCCGAGTGCATTGCAATTGCCGTTAATTTATCTACGGCATCACCCAACTTATAAGAAGCATCAACAAAAGATACCCCATCAATTACAGCTGCAGCTCCAGTTCCAGCCGAAATATCATGGGTATTACCTGCCATGCTGGCCGCCCCGAATACACCTTTAAGGGTATTTACGGTAAAACCTTGAAACTCACGCGACCAGTAATCTGCCACCAGATCACCAACCGCACCAAGTGGATCGTCACCAGATAATGCTTTAGCCAAATCATTAGCGCCCCATGCTTTACCACGTGCATGAAGAATCGCAATGTCCTTGCCTGAAGTGATGTTATTTACAGATAAAGGTTTTGAATCTGAAAGTACTTCTGACTCACCGCTTAAATCATTCCAGAATGGGATATTTACTGTAGTACCACCCTCTGTTCCGAAAGCTACATCTACATCTAAATCTCCAACAATGCCAGACTGCCATAATGCAGACTTTTCGGCAGTTTTATTTAATACGTACGGAGTGAATAACTCGGGTACGATTACATCAGCAATTTTTGTGTCGCCCATTAGGCTTTACTCCTTAAAGTTTAATACCGTGTTTTGCCGCTAGCTCTTTAGCTAGTTGCGGATTTTCATTACGTAATTGCGCCAATTTGGTCATATTTACCGAGCCATCTGCTTTGAGAATGTCTGGCTGACCTTTTGAATTGTTACTACCTGGTGCGCCCATACCATTTGGTTTTGGCCAGAAATACGGTTTTTGCTCACGTAGAGACTCAACCCACTCTTTTGGAGTCATCGGAGTCTGACCGTCTTTACCAATCACCACTTCGCCGTTTTCATCAACTGCCACAGCTTTGCCGTTTTCATCTAATGCGAACTTTGACTGAGCTAAAAAGGCGATATCAGGAGTCGCTTCTGGCAATGCTTCAAGTTCAATAGCAGCCTGTACAATTTGGCTCTGAATCACTGATTGCTTGAACTTTTGTGCATAAGCTTCGGCTTTATCAGCACGTTCTTTTTCAGCCTTCAGTAACTTTTCATGTTCTTCACGCATCTTCTCGGTACGCTTCTGAATCACTTCGTTAACCTTGCCTTCCGCGATTAATTTGGCTTCTTCGTCTTGGTCAATTTGAGCAAAGACTTTCTTAACAATTTCAGGATCTATTCCTTCAAATTGTTTCTGAAGTTTTTGAAGTTCCAATTTTGCATTCTTAGCAGCATCTCGCTCGCTTTGAAGTGCAGATTTCAAACCTTTTGGATCTTCATAGCCTTCTAAATCAAGGCGAAACTTCCCGTTTTCCTCGACATATAAAGCTCGGTGTTCTTCTTTGATTGCATCAAGTGAATCAACAATAAATGGCAATGACATGTTCAAACCTCTCGTTTGATTTGGGTAAAGCCTTATCTCAAGGCATTAAAAAAGCACCCGAAGGTGCTAAGGTTAAAAATTAAGTTCTAATTGATGAGTGCAATTGCTTTTAATCTTTCAAAAGTAAAACCATAAATTGCCATGGCTCTTGAAATCTTAATTTGAAGAAATGGCACCAGAATTAATTTTGTGCTCAGAATATATTGAGCATCTGACATAGTGAATTGCTTTTCAGACATTTGTAATACCTTTCGCTACATTTCCTTTGTTTGATTTGGCCTTGGAGCATCACTCACTAAGCGAACACCATGAGCACCATATGCTTCAAAAGTTACAGTAATTGTTGCGGGTCCATTTAAGGCATCAGAATTCATCTGTACTGCTCTTTGTCCAGCTAGAGGTTGTCCAGTTTCTTCATCACAAATAACCAGATAACCTTTCAAAGTAGGGTGACGCTTTAGCACTAAATGTCTTGACTCACTCATAAGCCCAACTCCTTAAAGGTTTGCTCATCCAACTTTCGAAGTTGGTCCAATGTGTATAACCGCCCCTCTGGATCGAAGAACTTATCAAAATCAAATTTCCCTTCTTTATAAAGTTTGTACCTCTTTGGCCCTAGCCACTCTTTTTGGAAGAAGTTATCTGTCTTCATGAAGAACTCTTTGAATGTGGTGTTTGCATCCAATTGCCCTATTAATTGGCTGCGCTCATCTTTCGGGATGTCTTTAACTCTACGTTCGTCCATTACAAATGGCCGTTCACCGATAAGTTGACCATCTTTTTTAACTGGTACTAGTTCGCTGCGACAATTAGGATGCAACGGCGGTACACGTTTTGCCGGATCATCAATCCTCCAGACAGTACCGTCTAAATGAGCACAAAGCTTAGATGTTCTTCCATCCAATACACTAATAAAACGAACATACTCAAAACCTAACTGCTTGAAAGTATCTAAATACGTTTGATTAGCAACATGACTACGAACTGTTCTTACGGTACGTTCAATATCCGTCTTAGAGCTACTTAAAAGCCCATCCTCATAATTAAGCCGCTTGGTGCCGCGAATACGCTGAACTATTTCCTGATTTGTTTTACCTGAGTTAATGCCATCCCGAATTGCATATTCAACTTTTTGGCGTGCAGTCTCAGCAATCTTGGAAAGAAGATCATCAACTAATGCTCCACCTACTAAGGGTACTTTTTTAGCTGCTGTATATAGCTTTTCACCATTTGGCTTTTTGATCTTGCCGCCATATAGCTTCGCCGTATAATTAGCTTCATAAACAGCCAAGGCAGTAGCAGAAACAGCGAAAGCTTCAGGTAATGCAGTGTTTATTGCAGTAAACCACTGAGCAATCAGATCACGAACTTCCTTCAGATTTGACGTTGTGTACTGTCCACTTGCTAGAGCCATCTTTTCAGAATCATTTAATTCATCAAGCAAATCCCGAAGCTTTGCCAACATTAATGCTGACTCATCATTAAAGATTTTTAATAGCTCATTAACAGATTGAGAAGACACCCGATATAAATACGCCTGATGTTGGGTAAGTACTTCAATCAATGATTTATCTTCTTTTGAAGCCATACATCACCTCTACAAAGGAGTGTTATCTCGCTCTATTTCTACCCGCTTCACTTCTTCCTGATAGTCGTGAGCTGGTAATTTACCTGTCATCAGGTATTCCCAATATGTGCGGAAAGAGTTTTTCCCTGAAATAGCACCCTCATAAAGCTGTTTTGCAAGATTAATATCCGTGACCTGCACAATAAACTCAGGTTCAACCGTAAATGAATATTTTGTCGAATCCAGCTTTAACCACTGCGCTGCATACTTAATGGCTTGTTCAATTGCTGCAGCTGCACACATCACGATACTGTGAAGACTTGCCTGCTGGTCATCCTGACGTGCACGGCGTGCCTCACCTGATTCTTGTGTATTGGTATCAACTACTTTAGCCCCAGCTTCTAATGCTGAATTCTTTTGCGCATCCATTTCCTTTTTAGTGAGTTCAATGCCGTTACCTGAAATTTCTAAATAACCACATTGTGAATTTGGAGGAAGACTCCAGACAGCCATAACACCAGTAACGCTAATATCATCATCATCGTCATCATCAAGGCCACTAATCCAAGGTTGCGGATGGGCCGTATGGTGAAGTGACTGGTAATAATCTGCACTAAGTTGGTAATACTTCAGAGCAGCCTTGGCCATTGTCAAAAGCGGTATGGTACCTACATCTGGGGAATTACTAGTGGCACCGCAGAAAACAAATGGTGTGAAAGAAAGTTGATTACCGCCGAGATCAGGAGTTTTATCCTCCACATTTGAACCATCGAACAATCGGACCGCTAATGCTCCATCATCCATAGATAGAACGCGGTGAACCGTTTTAGTTTCGTGCCCGAATTCATCTTCACTATTATCAAATTGCTCCTCGAGCACTAACAGTTTTAAATCCTTTCGACCACCAATACTGTTTTCCTTCCAGTTAATAATGGATAAAGCATCATAAAGCGCAAAATATGGCACGCCTTTAGCATCTACATCGACGAGCAAGCCACAGCGACCATACTCCAGTAATTCTAGGCAAATACGGATAAAGAGTTGTTTTAATCCAAAACCATCATTGGTTGCATTCTCTATCAAACCCTTTAAAAGAGAACTTTCAATTACGATGTTGGGTTCAAGCTTTGAAACTAAACCAATCATCGTGCGTAATGAATCTTGAACCCACAGTGGATACTGAGCTCGACTTAGATAGGCCTTATAAATCTCTCCAGTCGTATCACCTTGCTTTTCAGCCTCAATCATTCCGGCCGATTTAGCTAGGTACTTTGTTTGTGCCTGTTTGATCTGCTCTTCACCAGCAACGGCGTCACGCATAATCAACCAGCTTTTTTGTGCAGCAATATACTGCGGATGTTTATCAGTAACTGCCATAAAAACACCAATAAAAAAGCACCTGAAAAGGTGCGTTGTTTAAGACATTCCGCGAATCCTTCGAACTCCAACAGATTTCTTGTCGATCGGGAATAAATAAGCGATTGGATATGTACCTGCATCATTCATATGGTCAAAACCGGCACTCTTATCCGGCTGTCCATAATCATCATAGATTTGTCGCTCTAGGCATTTAGCAAAGTGAGGACACTTATCAACATTCACGAATAATCTGCGCTCAGATAATGTATTGCAGAGCATACCGTTCATAGAGTTAATACGATCTTTAACTGCTGGGTTTCTACTGTTCACATGGACTTTAAAACCAGCCTTTCTAAGTAGCGCCAGATCCGTTTCACTAGCATTGCTCGACTTTCGGTTTTCACCAGAAGCATCCGGATAAACTGCAACCTCATGATTAGGATATCGTCCTTGGATAGCCTCAATCATTGCTGGAGTATCGAACAGATTTACGAACTCATCGACCGCATGCATATGTTCACCACGGCGTATATACACAACAGCAGCCATCTTGGTAACGTTAAAGTCCATCCCAATATGAAGCACATCATTTGGCTTAACTGTTTCAGTTGATGCATTCAGTAACCGGTTAAAACAGTAGTAGATAACGCCCTGATAGCTCTCAAAGCTTGCTTCATATTCCTGACTAAAAGTCTTAGGATCCATTTTGCGCTTAGCAACAATGATTTCAGACTCAGGAATATTTCCACCCTGAAGGGATGTATAGGAAAAGCTTTTACAATCTGGTTCATGACCGGGCTGACCATCCATGAATGTGTCATAACAATGGTTAAAGCCTTTAGGTGTGCCAATACGTAAAACATGGCCACCGACTCGCTGCTCTCCATTCACCATATATTTGCAAGTAGAAAGCATCGGGCGAAGTACTTCCTCCCATGCAGCCCATTTACAGTCAGCCCATTCATCAATAATTAAGAAAAATAGACCAGATCCACGAAGGTCATCATAGTTATCTAGACCTACAACTCTGATAATATGGCCACTTCTTAAAGTAATTGAGCATTCAGTTTCATTCGGCTTTCTAGCTCGCCAAGATGCCGGAATTGCTTGTTTTAATCGCTTCCAAAAGACCCGTTTAGCTTGCTTAAATGTAGGCGCTGCATACCAAATCTCATCTTCAACAGAAACATTCCATTTTGCGGCAAGTCTGGCTGCTCTTCGCATTTCCGCTTTGGCCAAGAATGTTTTACCGAAACGTCGGCCACAAACGGCATCACGAAACCGGGCTTCTTTTTGCCAGCCCCATAAATAAATATTGGCTTGCTTAGGAGTTAATTGAACTGAACCTTCTGGAGGATTAAAGAATTGGCTCATTTGGTATCTCCTCATCAGGATTCAGCACAAGCTTGTAATCCTCTTCAGGTGGACGATACTCAGGGGGATTCACTTCACGCTGTAACTTCTGAAGTTCGAGCTTTTTAATCTCGAGTTCGACTTCAGCTTTTGTTTGGCATGCATCTGAATTACCACCTTTATTACATTGTTCTCCCCTTTTGTCATAAAACCCTTTCATGATCTTTTGTATTTGGTCCACGATCTTAATTGTCATGGTCACATTGTTTTTTTTAGTCCAAAGCAAATCACTTAAAATCTTCAACTGAACAATGTCATTTGCTCCACTGATTTTATTTAGTGGCTGGCTCAAATACTCTTCCCGTGTTTTTTCGAAAATTTCTTTGAGCTCCTTACTTAAGTCTCTACCAGCAAACTTTGTAGGGTCATATGACTCTACCTGCTGTCTCGAAACATCAATGTCAAATTCTTCCTTGACGAGACTTACTGTTTCTTGGGGGGTATTAAATACAGCAAGCGATTGTACAATAAAGAGTTTCTGCTTCTTGTTTAATGTCGCCATTTCTCTCTATCCGTCAAGGTACGTCAAGGAAACATGGCAAAAAAAATGAGCCAGAAGGCTCAACTTATTAAACATGTCCCACAGCACTTTGAAATATTCACATCTGATACAAACGGCGCTTGTTTCGCCACTTCAATAAGTCGCTTCACGCTTTCGTCCGCTCCCCATCTTTTTACTACGCCAACAAATTCTTCAACGTCATGGCCAGCTAAATAGTGTTTTGGTAAGCCAGTCATTTCGCTAATAATTGGATCACCGTCTTCATCACGCTCTACACCAATGTGGTAAAGCTCATGTTCTATAAGCGCACAAAAATCACGATCAGTCGCCTGATCGCAATAACTTGCATCAATTGTGATGAGGTACACAGGCACATAGCCAAACCAATCGCGCATTTGCTGCTCTTGACGAGCTTTTTTCCACCCGCCCTGATTAAACATAACTTTTTCACATTGGCCTAAAACCATACGCTTTTTAGTCATACAAGCCGATGATGCCCAAGCAAATGCTAAAAATTCTTCATTGTCGTGAAGCAGTTCACCTATGTGATCATGATCGGGGTTATAAAGAGGTCCACCAATAGTTAAGTAATTAGCAACAACCCATTTTTTTAGATCTGGTGCTGGTGTTAGTCTAATTGCTTCTTCTTCATCTGCTTGATCAATAAAATCAGTCGGTGGAAATGGTCTGATCTGCTCCATTAAAAATCTGCCTCTTTAAGTTTTTAAGCCACTGACTAGCGAAATGAGCTTGGATCTGCAATGGACCTGATTCATTAATCTTAAATCTTGGTGCTGCCTCTAACCGGACAACGGTATATCCCATTTCTTCAGCAACATCATAACGGTCCATACTCCACGCCTTTGTAGACAGCTTACCCTTGCGTCCACCCGACCAAGGTCCACCAGCAATTTCAACTAATATGCGATGTTCAATTAAATGAAAATCAAACCGCCAATGCTTTGTGGATTTAAACTGGAATTTCTTTTCGTATTTAATTCCCAGATTATCCAAAGCTTGAGTAAATTCTTCTTCAGCTTCTAAGTACTTTTGGGTAGCTTTAGGCAATGGTCTGCTTTTAGGTTTTGTTTTAGGTTCTTTTTTTCTTGTAAGCCAAAAATAATCGTTACTGTCCATATAAGGCCGTCCGTAAATTATTAACTTGCTTTTTTAATCTAAGAATTATTCTATCGATAACTAACATTTCATCACGGCTAAGACCCGATCTGGAGAGATTTTGATAACGCTCAAGTTCCTGTGAATATTTATCCAGATTTTTTTTAGCTTCGTTTTTGTCCATTTATCCAGCTCACTTATGTTTATTAAGACGACGAGCAATAAGGCGTTTTTTCTTTTGACTTAGTTTGTTAGGTTTACTCTTTACTGTATTTGCCTTACAGCTCAAAGGTGATGCGTGTCCACATGATGCAACCAAGGCGCTTAAAACACTTAGTTTTGTATTTAAGGCCATTAATCCAGCAGTTGTGGCTAGTAATAATCGGCTCATACGCACTTTTATTTCTCCAAAAAGAAAAAGCCCCTCCAATAACCATTTTTTAGAGGGGCCGTTTGCGCCGCAATTATTACGGCAAACTTTTAAACCAAATTATGAGATCAATAATTCATAATTATCAGTTCATTACTTTTCTTACTCTTAGCAGCCAAATCACGACCAACAGAATAATTAATTGAAGTACATGCAAAATTAAAACCTTTAAAGATTTCACGAATCTTTTCATGATCATTAATTGATAGCATTACCTTCCCTTTGCAAGTCTTCATCTTTTCAGAAAGAAGTTCATACTGATCTAATGGAAAATCTACTCCATAACCTGCTGTATCTAGATACGGCGGATCAGCATAAAAAAATGTATGTTCCCGGTCATACTTATCAAAGCAAATATCCCAGGACAGGTTTTCAATATAGACTCCATTCAAACGCAAATGTGCTGCACTTAAACTTTCCTCTATCCGCAAGAGATTTAAAGAGCGGCCTGTTGTTGCATATCCAAATGTCTGCCCAGAAACCTTACCACCAAACGCATGTTGCTGAAGGTAATAAAATCTTGCAGCTCGCTGAATATCCGTTAGTGTGTCTGGTACTTTTAGTTTTTCCCATTCAAAAATCTGGCGACTTGAAATGCACCATTTGAATTGACGCACAAATTCTTCTAAATGGTTCTGCACTACCCGGTACAGATTTACCAACTCGCCATTCAGATCATTTATTACTTCAGTTCTTGCTGGTCCTTCTCTTAAGAAGAATAATGCTGCTCCACCACAAAATAATTCCACATAACATGAATGTTCTGGGAACTTACACAACAAATCCTTAGCCAAACGGGTTTTACCACCTTGCCATGGAATTATTGGTTTTGATTTCATAAAAATTTTCCTGTGCAAAAGCTTATATTTTTGATAGCCTTCGCAAATCGTGTGCACGATAGCTGGGCTTGGCTTTTGGCAGGCTACATCTGTCAGGAGGTCGAAGTGCTGTTACCGCAGTACTTCGTCCCCAGTTTTACTCGATATAAAAAAACTCGGTCTCCATTTGGGACCGAGTTTTTTATTTATTTATTTTCTAATGCAGTAACACGTGTCGAAACTGCATTTAAGCCATTATTCAAAGTAGTGATTGAATTACCTTGGCTTGTATTTACACCTTCCACACTAGTAACTCGGGCATTCAAAGCACTTACTGCTGTAGCATCAGCTTTATTGCTAACAGTTCCTTGAAGAGATGTAATTTGAGTTTTTAGAGCTTTGATTTCATTCTCTAATTCAGCGTTTGTCATAGTCATGCTGTTTATTCCTAGAATTAAGACTAAAAATAAAAAAACTCGGTATCCTTAAGGACCCGAGCTTTTAATGAGGCCATAAAAAAGCCCACCTGTTTAGATGAGCTTTTAAATGCAATTTGGTCTAATTTATACTTCGACCAATTTAATAAAACTATACCTCAAATAGCACAAAAGTGGAAACTAATTTCTTGCTTCATTTAAGGTTTCTTTCTTATAGCGTTCAGCGATTACAGTAGCTTTTAAAATTTCTTCATTAAGCGCGGCAATCATCATATCTTCGTATCGTTTCCATGTTTTGCGGTATACCTCCGGATCCATTTGGAAACTTCTAATGCCGGCATAAACAAGTCGACCAGGATCCTTATGTGCGTTTTCTAATTCGGGATCTAAAGCAAAATCAATAACAATACGAGCAATTAACCAAGCTAAGTGGTAAATAGCTATCCCCTTAGGCTCTCTTCTTTTATCTTTCTCTGCTCCATCAATCATTATTTTAGCTAAATGATTGCGAACATATTCATAATCCCGTTGGGACTTTCCTTCGGTCATAATGACCATTGCAACTGATTTTGTTAGTTGATCACCCATTGCAGCTACCACCCCTAATTTGTCATGAAAGTCTATTGACCTCCCATCAGTACATCTAACGTTCGCAGCACCAAATGAAGGTGATTTCGGGTTTAAGCCACAAACGAACCATTCAAAAATAGAAAATCTTGACCAATCCATTACAACTGTAGTCATAAGATAAGCACCCCCTATACCTTAATTATTCAATAACGTTTGGAACTCACTAAATGACAGTTCCTCAACTGGTTCATCTACACTTGCTTCTTGATCAAGCGCCCAAGGATTCACGTAAACTTTATCTCCACATATCACTGCGAGCTTTCCATGAAACTGGCAGCCTGAAAATTCCAGACTATATTTTTCAACAAACAATCCTGCTAAAACCTCACAATCATCTGTAGTCAAACTCGTTTCCATATTAATTTTTAATATGAAAAACCGCTTATCTGCCGTCCAGCCTACCGTTTCAATGTCGCTCATAAACTTTTCTCAAACCTCTCTAATATCAATACCGTGTACAGTTTTCATTAAATGTTTCTTATTGCGATAACTAGGTAATTTCCTAGTAGCAATAGACTTAACGTCCTCAACGATGTACTCGCCATTGATGAGGTAGTAAGTAAAATCAGCAAAATATCTAAGTGCCGGCTTTGTTCTCTTTTCCCCCTCTATCTTAGTTTTAGGAGCCAATTCAAATTTTGCATGGTGCTCTAATCCAAAGATTTCACCGCGTTGCTGCATGGCTTTAAGTTCGATATATCGCTTGAGTTCTTTTTTGCTGTCGAAAGTCATCCCATCTAATGTGACTTTTGAAGCATTAAATTTATTACGGCCCTTTTTAGCTTTATGGCCGTTTGGAAATTTAGAGTGATAATCCGCTAAACTCATCGATGTCATTTAGGCTCACCACCATTGAGCACTTTCTCTAATTCTTTAAATGCTCGAATCATAGCCATTTGCAGAAATTCAAAGTTTTCTCTCTTATCCTGCTCAACATATTGCAAATTGCCTTGTATTTGTTGCAGGGCAAGATTTATCCGTTCTTGTAATTCCTTGAACTTCTGTTGATCTAAATTCGCCATACTGTTAGCAAATTTTATTACTGTATCCTTTTGTTTTATTAGCTCTTGCTGGTGTAGGCTTTCTTGCGCCATATCAACCAATGAAATGATATTTAATGGGTGAGCAACATAGTCAACAAATGGGCCGTAATGTCTATTGCAAGCATGTATAGCATCTTCAGCTGCCCGTCGAATGAGTACCAACTGTCTTGGTGATAACTTATTTTCGCTCATCAATCGGCGCTCCTTCATTAACTTTCTTTGCTTGCTCGATTGCCTTTTCTAATTGAAGTAGCTCGTTGTAATCAGTATTAGATAGCCCACTCCGGTTATATCGGCCTCGTAATTTTTCGTAGCGAGCCTTTGCTGCGTCTATATCAAAAGTTTCTAATGGTTTATTCATGACTGGCCCTCTTTATAACTCTCAAAGAAAAACTTCACAGGCTCAGATTTGATTTCAATCAGCCCAAAACGTAGTAAATGACGAGCATGTGTGCTATCTCGTAACAACTGAACATCACGATAATGTGTGAGCATCCTCCGCCACCCTTCCAAGGGCATAGACGACTTGTTTGTATTACAAGGAACACACGCTGGATTCATGTTTTCCAAAGTGTCGTTTTGCGGTCTAGTCATTTCTCCAGTAATCAACTTGCCACCGCCAACATGAATTAAATCTCGTTTCACAGCTTCGATATGATCCGCATGCCATTTATCACCGAGCATTTCACCGCAATACGCACAATGGCCGCCAAATTTTTTGTTTTAACTCTGCCCGTTGTTGTTTAGTTAACTTCATCCACCATTCCCTCAAATAATGGCTTCGCATGATTCAGTACAAGAGCCTGTTTCATAGCGCTTGCTACTTCTAAGAGCGTTGTAAAGCTCATCTCTGTCATGATTTTTGAAAGCCTCTATAACATCGCTCAAATGTAACCGCGTTCGATACATCCGATGATGGTTGTATTTTCTACCTTCAGATCTGACGTTTTCGCCTTCAGTAACCGCTATCCATTTCACTGCTTGTTCAGGTTCGTCTTTGGCAGCTAGTGCAACTTTGTTTAAGTGTTTTTTAATACAAAAAACACAATTACCTAGATGTTCTGTAATTGCTAAATCAAAAGGTTGTTGTTCCCACCAGTCCAAAACATCTTCTTTAGTGAAATCACTAATTTCAGCTAAATATCTAAACCCGGCTTTCTGCTTCTTTGCGTCTTTATGAATAGGTAAACCAAGCTTTTCTAAAACCTCAATTGGCAACCGTTTTGGCTCATCAGATCTAATACCAATCCATCGTTCATAGTTGTTTTTCCCAAACACATCATTGCAATATTTTTCAAAAGGTTCAGTTTTCATACGAGCTGTACAAAACGGCATATCGTAATAAGGACTTCCATACTTTTTGAGCATATCTCTCCAAGGTTCCAAGTCTTGTTTGAGCTCATCAAGGGGTATAATTTTGTAGCCCACACCCTTTTTCATTTGTGGATTAACGACTACACGAAGACATACAAGATTTATTTTCCAATGTTTAACAATATCTTTAATAAATTGGTAAGTAGCTGGATGCTCTGCGCCAGTATCCATAAAAATAAAATAAGCATCAGGATCATTTTTAAAGAGATTGACTGCATACCCTGAAGTACGTCCACCACTAAAACTGATAACCTTTTTCATAGGCCACACCCCTTAACTACTGCACAGCCCAAGACCAAACAAAGAAAAAAATAGACTTTATTGACTGCCTTAGATTCTTCGTAGCCATCTTCCTTTTCTAATTTTTCTGAAACCAAAATTTCTATATCTGAGACTAAACAGCAAAAAGGTCGGCCATCATCTAAACGACCAAATACCCGGTTATCTTCAAACAGATCGACAGTACCATTGCCAACAAAATGAATTTTGTTTTGACCCTTGTCTGGTACATGTGTGAAATTTACTTTGACACGTGTACCCCTCTTTAATTCAGCTGCTTTGACTGCAATACGAATTTGCTCAATATCACTTTCGCTTTTAACTAGGTCATAATGCTTGTCAAAAAAATTGTCACGTTCGATGTACATACAAGAATCAAATTCTTGAAGAATCTCTTTTAATTTTTGAATGCCGGTAGTTTTATTTAGAGTAATCATGCAGCCGTCTCCTTGGATGAGTTTTTAAAACCCATCTCGATCAAATACGGAATAAATGGTTTTTGTTCCTGAGGATCTACCAACTTTTGAGCCATACGCTTTCCAGCATCCATCCATGATTCACCGGTATGGCAAAATGTATCTTTGAAATCAGGATGGTTTACTAAACGGCGTGCGAACGCGAATAGTTGTTTTTCAGATGCGAAAGTAATTACTTCAGGAATTTGATTAGCTGGTTTAGCTGACTGACCATTTGAATAATTGTTTTGGCGAGGTGCCGGTGTTTTCATCTTGGCGTATTTAGCGCGTGCTTTAAGCATCCACTCAGCAAAGAATCGAACCATATCGTAATCAGAGTGATTGCGACCTTCGTTAAAACCTTTGAATGCTTTTAACTCTCTCTCAAACCAAGAGGCCTTGAAAATCTCATCCGTATCAATTGACGGATTGATAGAACAAATTTCAAACTTCAAATTTTCTAAAACAAACCATGTATTTTTTTTATTTTGATAAGTTGGTTTTGATAGTGTGTTTTGTGTGTTAAAAATTTTAACTAGTAGGGGTAAAAAATTTTTACTAGCAGTAGTTAAAAAATTTAACTGGCTAGTATTTTCAAGGTAGTTAAAATTTTTAACTAGCAACCGAGATTTTTGTGGAAAATTTAAACACAGATTTTTACTCTTTTTGCTCTTAACTGATTTTTTAGACACAGGCTTTTGGTAGTTAAAAATTTTAACTAGCTGCCCATTAAATAAGCTAAAAGACTGAACAAGTACTGAACTCTTGTTTGGGAAGTTTACATGCTCACCAACAAAATAATTGTCTATTAATGAGTAAACATTCCCATATACAGATTGCTCATGTTTTCTTACTAAACCAACTTTAACAAGCTCTTTTGTACATCTAACGACTGTTGGATGACTTTTCCCTGACAGTTCTTCTAGTTGCGTAAGTGAAAGCGCATCACATTCTTTTGCCCAGCCACGTGTTTTACGGTTAATAATCAAATAGATTTTTACTGAAGCATCAGAGATTTTACTCATTGCTTCATCTACAAAAGCGTTCGCAACTTGGAATGAATTAGGGACATACTTACTCATGCTGCAACCTCCAGCATTTGTATACGTTTTCTGTTAGAGCGCGTATTTGAAAACTTTGAAACTAGATCTTGGTATTCGCTTAAAAGTGAATAATTAGGATGTATACCGGTTAGATCAGGAAGGAACCGCAAACTAGCGTGCATTGCATATCCAGTAATTTGTTCTACCAGACACATCAATGCATAGAATTCAGGATTTTTTGTTGCACCATTAATTAAGTCTCTCGCGCTTGCCATAATGCAAGTGATACAACTTAAACGATCATTATCCTGGTACGCCCAATGAGGTGATTGACCAGCATTTTTAATGGTCTGAAAAACCTCATTGGTTGTAAGAGAATGTATCGGAAGATAGTCATGCCAGGTGCGACCTGCTTTACCATTCTCAGCTGCAGGTTTAAAGATCATTTGCTTTGCACGATGGCTAGATTCCTCAGCACGCAAACCAACACAATTTACTATTCGATTGAAATCATTAGCCTTTGCGTAACGGCGTACCTCTCGCTTGATAGGATCTCTTTTTAAGTCACTGGTGCATTGGCGGTACTTAGGTGAAGGAAATGAAGGAACCTCAGGGCGTTCAGAAAATCGTTTCAGAACCATATCAAGAAATGTTTTACTTGCTTTGGCCACAATAAAATCAACGCCAGCTGCAGCAGCTTGACTCTGTGCAAGCTCTAATGCTCCTGGCCATTCCATAAAACCAAGACTTGCATGAACTACAAGAATTTGCTCCTTAGGAACAAACTCAAGTAGTTTTATCATCATGGCTTGGCTATCTTTTCCACCGCTATGATTTATAACAAAAAGGGCATTTTGCCTAATTTCATTAATTAGTTCTTGTGGGATCACGCGCCACCATCCCCTTCAATAATTTGGATGAAGCTACCCAAATATCGAATTTTTTTAGCCCTATACAGACTCGAGATAATTACACCCGCGTGATAAAGATTTATGCCGTGTACACCATGATCATTAACTAGGCCTTGCATAAACTCATCACGTGTTACCGCTGCTTGGTTTTCATCATGGTTACGTTTCTTTAAGTTCGCTTTGCGTTCTTTCAATAAATCGGCAAGCGTTTTTAAAGCTGGCCCATGCCAGGACTGGTAACTTTGCTGGCGCTTTAACTCTAACAATTTGTCTTTATTCATCTGATTTGATACAGTAGACATGTGATTTAATCTCCTTGGTTAATGAACACCTAAAGCTCGATCTCGCACATCGGGCTTTTTGCTTGTATGGAATAAAGAAAAAATACTTTTGAATACACTCAGGTATTCACTTGAATTCATTGTATTCTTTGATTTTTTGAGCTCATCAATTGATGATTGACCCAAGTCAACTTCAAGTTTTAAATTTATGGCCTCCCTTATCCATTTAGCTCTCCCTCTCTCATGTGATCCCACCAATTCATCTACAAGTTCTTGCACCTCAACTGGTACTCTTGTTGACATTGGTACAAGTAATTTTTTGCTTGGTTTTGAATGCGTTTTAAAGTTTTGCATAGGTTTTCCTTTGCTTTTTGTTGATGCAGATAATCAACATCTGCTGAACATATTTCTTCGCAATGGGGCTTTTCACTTTTTATCTAGACCAACTTCAAACGAAAAATAGGTATTGATCTTATGTTTCAGAAAAAATGTCTGGTCTTAGATCGGAAAGTAAAACCTCCCCACCACTTTGGTTTGAGATTTTCTTTGACAAGATGGGTGAAACGCTTCCGCCGTACGCAATTTGCAATAAGTTCCCTTTGGTTGTTCCACATTTTTCTGCAAAAGCCTGAACCTCAGAATCTGAGCCAAGTTTTTTCATGTATGCCAAAAGGCTGCTTACTTGATTTTTGATACGTGCTGTTTCTTGAACAGAAGTCATAAAAAACGGGTCCTAAAAGTTGCCTTCTTATAATTTAGTATTTTACTAAGTTTATTGCAAGCTTCGTTTAGTATTTTACACATTTATTTTTTTAGTATTTTACTATTTAATTCAGCTATGGATATTTCAGCAATACGCAAAGCCAACCTTATAAAGTTGCTTGAGAAATACAGTACTCAAAAAGAGTTTGCGGAGTTAGTGGATACACCGACCTCCTATATCACTCAAATTACTCAGGGTACTCTTGGTAAAAATGGCAAACCGGTTAGTCTGGGGAATACTGTCGCCAGAAGAATTGAAAAGATGCTAAATCTTGAACATGGCTTTATGGATGTTGACCACTCAACTGATCATAATAATATTGTTCCTTTTAATCCTCAGGTAAACCCAAAGTCAGATGACTTGCGTATATCTCCAGTCGAATTTAAATCATCATTTGAAAATAAAAATACAATTAAGATTCCTGTGCATAAAAATGTTAGAGCTTCCTGTGGGGATGGTGTGGCTAATTTCCTAGAAGACGTAACTGATTACCTTGAAGTTGATCCAAATTTCTTAAGATTAATGGGTATAAATATTAAGCCTGAAAGGCTTAGGATTATTTACTCAACTGAATACAGTATGTGGCCTACTGTAGTACCTGATAGTCCTTTATTTGTTGATACAACACCAGTTGATACTTCTGCAATGATTAGCGGTGATGTTTATGTTTTTATGCATAACAGCTTATTGCGAATGAAACGTGTGTTTATTAGTTATGGTGACGAGAAGACTGTACGCCTACAAAGCGACAATCCAGATAAGAAAAAGTATCCCGATGAAATCATCACCAGAGAACAATTAAATGAACTCGTTTTTTTAGGTAGATTGGAACTTTCGCTAGTTAAGCCTTAAAAAAACTTATAAAGATCAACTTATGAACCCACTTTTTGTGGGTTTTATTTTGTCCGCACTAAACAGCGTTTAGTATAAGAATAAATTATTTTTAGATTTATACTAAATTTATTGTTGCGTCCTATTTAGTTTTTTACTAAACTAAATTTCACCAAGACAATAAAAAGCACACCGAACCTTCTACCTCTCGATGTGCTTTGCAAAATGCGAGACAAGTATGAAACAAAACACTATTCAGAGTCAAACGACTGCCCGATTATTTCAGCACCCTACCGCTGAAGAACAGCGCCCTTCTCGTTTAGCAACCATTAAAGCCAATGCAATTGACTTTATTAAGTTTATTGCCCTTTCGATCGTGCTTTGGATCGTTATCTCAAACTTAGTAGTTTGGATGTTTGGTGGCTAATCATGAAAAAACGCTATACCACCCCTTTCCGCGAATTTATTACTCGCGATGACAATGGTCGTTATCACGTTCGTTTAGGTCCACAAGTTTTCTCTACCAACTTAAAACTTGATGACATTCGTATTGAAGGTGAAAACGGCAGCACACCTGTAACCGAAGGCCTACTTAAGCAAAGGCCATGGATCCTTCGCAATCTTGAACAGGAAGTTAAAGAACAGCGCAAAAAAGAACGTGAAGCAATTTTTTCAAAGGACTGCTTTAAGCGTACGCCATACAGCGCAAACCAAAAAATCGCATATAAAAATGCGCGTTATAACGGATAACTGAGGTACTCAAAATGAATGCTGCAATTAATCCCGATGTATTAGGTAATGCTACAACTGTAAATCCTCTTGACTTACCTGGTCTTGAACAAGTTTTTCATCATCCAACTTTTATTAAAGTTGTTAATGAGCTTAAGGCTCCAAAGTCTCATACAAATGAATTTGGTGGTGGCTATAAATATCGCTCTGCTGAGGATATTCAAGAAGCATTAAAGCCACTTCTTGTGAAGTACAAATGTACTGTTATTACTAGAAAATTTGATACCGCTGATGGTTTTGAAATTTATGCATACATGGTATTCAAAGACCAGAAATATATTCGTTGTGATGTTCCTGGTGAAGCTAAATATGATTTTGATCATGACCTAAATAGCAATAAAAAGGTCTCTAAAACTCAACAATATGCTTCTTATCAGAGCTATGCAAAAAAATATGCTCTTGGCAATTTGTTAATGATTGATGATTCGCAGAATGACCTAGATACACACACGAATAACAATATTAAAAACGAGCGTCAACGCGACAATACTCAGAAATACCAAAACCAATCAAATAACGGTTATGTGGCCACAAAAGCTGACTGTGATAAGGCGCTTAAACAAATCAAAGATTTGCCATTAGACACGCCTTTAACTCAGGCATCTTATTTCTTTGATGGTATTCGCAATCAACTTCCTGAGTTTGATGAAATTCTTTTTGCTGCATGCAATGAAAAGTATTTGGTGATTCAACAGCATTTAGAAAGTTTGAGTCAGAAACAACAAGAAGCGGTTCAATCTAATGGTACTGCTCAGCAACAAAAACAGCAGGCTCAACAACAACGTGGCAACACCACCCAAGCCCAAAATCCACCAAACGCACCTAAAACTGGTTGTATCTCAAATAAGCAACGCGACCAGCTGCAGGCGTTTATTGATGAGCGCGGTCTAGACGTTAAGTATGTCTGTGAATTTCTAGGTATCGACACCTTGGCAGATATTCAAGCTGAAAAAATAGAACTGGCCAAAGCAGAAATTGACAAACTGGCGAAACAGGAAATTAAAGCATGAGCGCATTAATTTTAGATACTGAAACCTCAGATTTCGAGAAGTTTCCAATTGAGATCGCTCATGTACCGGTTAGCTTTCTTGATAGCGGTGAATTGTTTGTTGATAAAGATGCTTGTTTTGATGAGTACTTCTCATGCCCTGAGCCGATCAGTTTCGGGGCCATGGCGGTACATCACATTCTAGAAACAGATATAGCAGACAAGCCTAGCTATGAAACATTCCGCTTGCCTAAGGATGTTCAATACATCATTGGCCACAATGTTGATTATGACCTGAGAGCTATCAAGCTTGCTGACAAGTCCGTAAATGCAAAATCAATTTGCACGTTAGCCTTGTCTCGCCTTGTCTGGCCAGATGCAGCTCATAATCTTTCGGCACTCATTTACATGCTGTCAAATGGCTCAGTAAAAGCCCGAGAATCTATTCGTAATGCTCATAACGCGAAGCAGGATGTTTTGTTAACTGCAGTATTGCTCAAGCAAATTTGCAAAGCTTTAGGCATCAAAGATATGCAATCGCTGTTCTTGTTTTCAGAGCAAGCACGCATCCCAAAAAAATTACTTTCGGCAAGCATAAAGGTATGGACATTAAAGACTTACCTGCTGATTACGTCACCTGGTTATTAAAGCAAGATGACTTAGATCCATACCTACGTAAGGCATTAATAAAAGGATAAAACCATGAATATTTTAAATAATGTTGAAGCTTTTGCAGCTTTGCAAAGCGGTAAAAATTTACTTTGTCGCCATATTGAGGGCGAATTTGCAGAGCTAAATGAGTTCCCTGCGACAGTGTTTGGAAACCCTGAATATCAGTTCTGCATCGATATTGAAAAAATTGAGCTTGCTGGTTTCACCTTTACAAAGCCTTGTACTTTAGATGAGTTAGTTGATGAGCAAAAAGTCTTTTGGGTTGATTTTTCTAAATCAACAATCATTGCTGGCGATTTCAGTTCAAAAAATACTTACCTAGTTACTCTTGTAAATAATGGTGTAGTACAGAGAGATTTTGAAAATGCCCAGTTGTTTTTAAAAGGCTTTCAAGCATTTGTTGGAATCAATCAAGAAATTACTCTTACTACTTGCGATCCGATTTTTAATGATGCAAACGAAGATGAGGATCTTTCTACAGAAACAAAGTCGGTAAAATCAAAAGGCAAAAAGAAAACAAAAGAAGTGTCAGCAGATCCACAATTATTGGAAACCGAAAAGGACATTATTCTTGACGGTATTAGCTCCAGCAAAACAGAGTGTGAAATTGATTCGCTTTGCTTTGGCCTTGAAAAACACTCTTTCACCCCTGACCAGCTTAAAGCAATTGAAGATGCTAAAAATACGAAGCTTGCTGAATTAGCCGAAATCAAATCTAAGGCTGAGGATGAAAAACATGACTTACTTAATTTAGCTGAAGCGAAAACTCAAGATCCGGAATTATCAGTTTTATGTGAAGCCTTTATTGATGAGATTTCTAATTCTAAGAGTAAAGAAGACTTAGATTTTATTCGTGCTCGTATAAATTCTAACGGCGTTTTAACAGAAGTTGAAAATGCAGAATTAAATACACGCCTAAACATTAAAGCTAAATCATTTGAAAAAGTTGATGTCTATGTAAATGTTCCAGACGCTTCTCAAAACAATGGCAAAAAGTACATTGAAGAGGAAGAAGGTAAATATCAGAAAAAACTTGCTGAATTAAAAAAGCGCGTAGACGAATCAAAGACAGTAACAGAAGTTAATGCTGTAACTAAATACACAAATTCATGGTCAGCTGAGCAGCGCGCACCATTGTTGCAATATATGCATAAACGCCTCGAGGAGCTTAAAAAAGAGAAGCAAGCTAATGAACCATCATTGCTTGTGAAAATCCAAAATGCCCCTGACTTAGCTACTTTAGATGCATATGAAATTGATATTCACAGTTTAGATCCGCTTGCTCAACCGAAGATGATGCAAGCCGTAACAGCTCGAAAACTTGAACTTGAAAAGCCTAATACTAGCTCTTCTATCTATTTGATCGATGAGGATCTGCCATGAAATTTAGATACTCATCGATGACTAGAACATTAATAGTTATTGGCGAATTCATGAACCATCACTTCGATAACGTAAATGCTTCTGAAATTGATCAGTGCCTCTATAACGTTTTGCTGAAAGAAGGTAGCTGGAGAAAGTGATGCGAAAGGTCGTGAAACGCAAAAACCTCTTAGCCTTCAAAATCTGGTTAGCCCATTTGGGCTACCAGGTTCGAGATATGGAAGATGGCCGCGGCTTTAATTTTAGGTTCAAAAAACAATATGGAATGGTCACTAGAGAGTTAGTCGGCAATTCGTTAGCTCAGACTCTTGGTAAAGAGTTTGAAGAACACTTGAAGTCTTAG